TGCTTCAAACCACATCTTAGTCAAGTTCACTGAATCAAATGCACTTCTACCTGATGCGACAAAAGCTTCTCTCGCAGTAGTAGGATATTCCTGATGGAATACATTCAAGTCTCCCTGACATTCAGGAGAAATAATTTTATTCCTCCTCCACTTTAAATGTTCAAGTGTTACTTTAAATTCAAATACCCCATCATCTGTTTCATAAGATGTTTCTACACCGAATAGGTTCTTTTCTTCATCTCCTCCATATACAGGGTTTGTACCTAATGATTTTTTAAATGAATCCCCCTTAAGCTCCTCCTTACTTAGTTCTGTTTTATATTCATCAAAAACAAACCAAGGGAAGAATATAGTTTGTAATCCACTTACATCCTTATCTGCTCGCCACCATTCTTTTTCAAAATAGTTACCTACCCCCTTTGCTGTACTCTCCAACCAGATCTCTGTCCCATACCCCTGTACAACACAGTTCATCATACCAGTTGCATATTCACGGGCACGACCACCCCAACGGGCGACCTCGGAACAATGAAGCATATCAATCCCGGCCCCCACTACCTCAGAGCCTTCTACAGTAGACATCCCATACCTAGAGTTAAGACCCTTGCCATCACTGGAACCCCATGTTAACTCCTGTTTACCTGAGTAATGTGAGAGGGGTTTAATGAATTCAGGATAGTTCTGCTCCATAACTTTCGTCATGGCAAACATTTCTGAAGTTGTATTCTTGGAATGTGTGCAGATGTGCACTAACTGATTGAACTGGGTGGCAGCACGTTTAAACATACGTGCCTGTACGTAGGTAGAAATACCAAATCGTCTCGCTTTCAAGACAATTATTCTTACATGTCCCTTTTCTTTTAGCTGCTTCTGTGCTATACCATGTAAAATCTTCTGCACAGGATTCATTACAAAAGGAATGAGCTTCTTTGTCCCTAGTTCCTGAATCTTTAAGCAATATTGAAAATAAGTATCGTGATCCTGAAGCCGATCCATCAGCTCCTGCATCGCCTCCTTATCATCCATCCTTGGAGATTGTTGTGCCATCCAGTATATTTAACCTTAAATACCTTGCAATTAAAATGGCATCAGCAATTCCGTGATCTTTAACCCTTGTTAATCGCAGCTCCGGGTAGAGCTGTGTGACCTTCTGTATTGATGCACCTTTATCCTTACCCATATCTGGCATCATGGCCTTCTTCCATGACTGAGGCCGAATTAAATGGTAGGGTAATCCATTACCCACACATAATCCACGAAGGAATCCGTAAGAAGCCATGTATCTGCCACTGGAAACTATCCCTTGATTAGGCATTGTCTGGCTTTTTTCGATCCCTATAGTCATAGGTCTAAGTCTCCACCTGCTAAATATAGTAGATAACTTAGATTCATCAAGTTCACGCTTCTTACCTACCATAATAATAGGCATATCCATCACGAACTCTAGGTTTAATTCATCATCTAATACTGCTAATGCCCCTGAAAAACCGGGGTCAATTCCCATTATTTGCATTTAATTCCCTATATTTCTCCACTGCTGCTTCCTCTTCTACCTCAGTTATTTCCCACTTAGGTATATTATCATTATTTATAACAGCAGGCTGGGAACTATACTTTAGGATTTTTCCACCATTAGCAAGATATTCCTCAACCTGAGATTGCAACTCCATCCTTTCTATTGTATTAGCCTTAGTAAATTTAGCAGTATCTACAAGTGTCTTGGATATATTAATATGTATCTGCTTGTAGTGCCCGTTCTTCCTCTCCTTATTACCTGACCCTTCTGTTGTACCTAACCCCTTAACTACCTTACGAGTCCTCTGCTTTGCGGCACGGCTTTCCTTTTTACGATCTGCAACTATAATACCCCGACAAACCCTACTACATGAAACATGGCGTTCAGTCTTTGGTTTAAATGTCTTACCACACCCAATACATTTCTTAGGCGCAAGTAATGTGCTAAGTCTTAACGTATTCTTCTTCCTTCGTATACTATCGTGATATTCTGAACAGCTTATTGAACAGAACCTAGTCCTCCCAGCCGGGAGAGCACTACTACATATAAAGCAAGTTGTTCTTTTCACCCTTCACTTTCCAACATATAAATCATAGTTCCAACTGTATCTGCTATCTCCAGCCAAAATGTTTCTGGGGAGGTATCAGCTTTATGGGCCTCCATCATTAGCTCCTGAAACGATACACCAGATTTCCACGAAGCAGCGGCACATCCTAACATCAATGCCAACTGTCTGCGTGAATCCATTATTGAATCACTTTCCAGCTTCTGTTCCTTTGCTGTCTTCTGCCTTCTTCCTTTTCCCATCGTTGCTTATCTCTAATAAGGGTGAGTTGTTATCTGGCTCGGCAATAATTTCCCCTTCAATCACCTCACCATGCATTTGCACATTTAGTTCCTTAAGGGCATCTTCAACCCTATATACGTTTTCATTCTTCTGCTCTATATATTTGTACTCGTTAGGCATCGCCAGTGCTATCCTTTCACTACGGATAATCTTCATAACTGTATCAGCCTTAGCAGACCAGATATTTAACTCACTACTATCCTTAGCACTGAGTACTTTCTCTTTTAAATTATTTAATTCATCGAGATGTTGGTGGGAAATATTTGCCCGGTCGTCTGCATACTTCTGGATCATCCTTGTATGCATACTTGTAAGGGCTTGCTCCCTCTTTGATGCATATGTCCAGTTTCCTGCATTAATATACTTAGTCAATGTACTTTGCCAGAACCCATACTTCTCACATATCTGGGAGCGTGTTAGTATCCCGGCCTCATAGTCAACTTTAACTGCCGCCTTCATTACTTCCCTGTGATGTTTAGCTTCATGCTTAGACCCAGTTGTTACCTTAGTGGCATTACTGTTCCCTCTTTTCTTTACGGGTTTCCTCATAGTTATTCGATTTCCCTAATGTCATATCTAGCTCCTTCGCAACATGGTTCTACATTAGTTCCACAATTAGCGCACTGCTCATGACCATGAACCCTTACCGCCACAGTAGCCATTCCACAATAGTTACACCTAGGTCTAACCTCCATATTTATGGATATCACTTGCGGGATGTTCATCGAAAAGTTCTTTCCATAAAGTATTTTCTCCTTGTACTCCATGTATCTTTATATCCACTCTGATTTCCTTATCCTTGTTATGGGGGGCTTGCTCCCATTCATATATACCACCTTTCATTAAATTGAATAACTCGCTCTCTGTCAATGGAATATTGATTTTAATCATTATTCTTCCTCAGAAACTGTGATGATTACATTCACTATGTTTTTGTCCTTTATTCTTTGACTTCCTTCTTATCTCCTTTATCTCATCCTTCCATATACATATCCTCCTGTCGTATTCATTCGTAAGATCAGCAATCCAATCTTGTAATACATCTATCTGCCACAGTGTACTCATACCCTCAAAATGGGGCATAATCTTAATGTCGCCTTCTCCAGCTCCAACATCTGCTGTTAACCTTATCTCCGTTTTCATATTGTTACCTCTATTAGTTGACATAGTTTAATGGGGATATTATAAAAATCCTCCCCCTCTGGATACCTAGTATTAGGTATATTACTAACATACTCCTCCTTCATGTACTTGCCATCTATGTGCCAAGCTTTAGTGCAATCCTTATTTAATACCCAAAACATTACACTCTTACCTCCATCCATGTACTTCTTCTTCCTATATGGAATGTGAACAGTACTCCACATAGCAGGCCACTCATCTATCCATGACGATTTTATTTCAACCTCATGGTAGATTTTACGCCACGATTGTATATCAGGGCCATAATCCTCATATACATTCGTGAACATACCCTTAGAGTCTAGGTATGCCCTTACTGCTGTCTTTGCTTTATTGTCGCAAGCTTGATACGCCTGCTTGTTGAAATATGCCATTATAAAAATCGTCCATGATTACCTTCTAATAGCTCTTCTAGTGGGATGTTAAAGTCATTACTTTCAGGTGTATAAACCTGAGGTGGGGGTGGCTCTACTCTTTCTTGTACTGGCCTCGACTCTTTAAGCTTTTCCTTAGCTAATACCCTCTCAAACATGGCCTTCTCCTCAGCCATTGCTACTTCATGCCACGATGGTTGGCTGTAGCTCTTCTTGTAGGCTGCCGTCTGTGCAAAAAAACCATAAACCATCAATGGAATAAGTCCAGAGAATATTATAAATACTACCTTGGGATAAAAATAATCCCAAACATCATCAAAATTTTTCATGAAACACCCCTTGGAAAGCAGGCCGAAGCTGGTTAGGTAAACTATAGTATACACCATAAGATAATGGGGGGTCAAGTATTATTTTTATGGGGGAGGTATGACGATAATATGATTTGGGTTTTCGGAAGGGGGGGTGTACGAGAGTAGGAGTCCCATATATATAAATGTGCGGGCGGAGGTGCGCCTATGGGGGGGAGTTTTTTGCACGATCAATTTTATTTAGTCCACTGGATCGGTCGGATCTGGAAAAACCCTTCGGGGCAATCGAGCCACTTTTCCAAAAAAAATCTGGTAGAATGAAATCAGGGATTCCGGCAGAACATTCTGGAATTTCAGGCACATACCCGCACACACAGTGCGTGTGTATGGATGCCGAACAACTCACACACAGGAGTGAGAGATGACTAGATACGTAACCGAAGCCCAATTCAACAAAGCGTTTGATAAGCTTGAGAAAACGATGATGCAGTTCCTCAGCGAAGCTGATGCACCTAAGCCGAAGGGTAAAGCTAAGCCAAAGGCTAAGGTGAAGGCTAAGCCTGTCGTGAAACGCACACAGATCAAGCTTCCCGACTATTGGGAAGACGCTGAGATCGAGGTCGAAGTACCTGACGAAGCTGAAGATGCTGTGGAGGGTGCTACGATTACTGAGCTTCGCTCAGGGAGGGATCATCGTAGGATCTCGTACAACGAAGCTAGAGCCGAAGGCTTAAGCTACAAGGCTTCTAACGAAGCTGGGCTGAACGCTGTTCGTAAGGCTTTAGCCTA